GCCTTGTACGCGATACCCGTCTGGTCCGCAGCGTCCTTGATTTGAGCCGCATACTGCCCAGCGTTGCGAGTCAGGAGCGTCAGGCTAGCGGCCATGCCCGAGAACACGAGCGCCGCCCGCTGGCCCACTTGAGTTACACGCTGGAGGTCCACTTGGACGCGCTGGGAGAACTGCTGGACTCGCTGCTGGGCGCGCTGGATCCCTTCGCTAAAGCGCGCGGTTCTGGCGCTCAAGTCGATTTGTAGATTGGCAATCGTTGCCATNTTGCGCGCTTGCCTCCTTTGCCCAGCAGAAAGGCGAGGGGATTACGCTCCCCTCGCCTCCGGTTTCTTGAACGGTCGCAGGAACTCGCGCCAGATACGGGCGCTGGCCTCCATCGACCGGGGACGCTCACGGCCCAGCAGGTCGTGCGGCGTCAGCAGCTTCCGCTTCCGCACGTCCTCGCCAAAGGCGGGCGTCCGGTGGTTGATGATGTTGGCCGCGTGCCAGGCCAGCGCTTCCATCATATGGTCGTAGCGTCGGCGTCGGCCCTCCAGCGCNAGCTNGAANTCCCGCCACGTCATGCCCCAAAAGGCATCAAGCGGGATGTCGTGCTCCCAGCACAGCCGCTGGTACTCGTCGTAGGGCAGGCTCTGCCCCTCCGGGGGCTCTACGCTTCCCCCTCGTCATCCTCGCCGGCGTCGGCCTCGCCCTCGGCGTCCTTGGGCTTGATAAGCCCCGCCGCCTCCAGGCCCTCGAAAATCTTGTCGATGTAGTAGTCGACCTTGGCGACCTCGAGCTGCTGGATCGCCTTAGTCGCCGCACCGCGTCCATTGGCCGGGTTGGAGAGCCCGGCGATCAGGGCTTCGCGGATAACGTGGAAGCCGATGTTGCCCTCGCTCAATACCTTGAAGAAGCTCTGACCGAGCCGCTGGTCCAGTTGCGCCAGCGCNTTNAANTCGTACCGNANNTGNTANGTCTCGCCGCCGATNTCNATGGGCACATAGCCCCGATGCTTGTTAGCCATCGTATCCCTCCGTCAAATGATGGGGGGCGGCGCCGTGGCCGCCCCGTCGTTAGTCCTCGACCGGCGTCTGCTCGCCCGTNGGCTTGAGCGTCACGCTCAGGACAAGGCCGCCCTCAAGCTCCGCCGTAACACGCGCGTTCATGACCACAGCCTCGAACTGCTCGGGCTGAGTNNACGCGGGATGGTCGACCTGGAAGGACAGCGTCTGCCGCACCGATGAGCGCAGCTTCTGNTGGGTCGGCTCGTCGGGGTCGTAGTAAAACTCCAGCGTNCNCTCNACNGTGTCGATGAGCCCGCCCAGATACTCCCGGCGNCCTCCCGGCGAATCGTGAGCGGTCACCTCAATCTGCTCGGCCTGCTCCTCGGCCAGAACGGGATCCCCCCGAAGGCCGGGGATGAGTGTCTTCGTGCTGCCCTCCACCAAATAGACTTGTGCACCAAAACCCGCATGCTTAGGCATTTATTCTCTCGACCTCCTGATTTCGATTTCCTCGCCGCCGAACTCCTCGGCGATGGCCTGTGCGAATCGCACCGTCAACCGCTGAGCCAGCTCGGCCCGCTCCATCACGCTCAACTGCTCGGACTCGATGTCCAGGAGAACAGAAAAGGCAGCCACTTGGCTGCCCTTGCCCTGCACTATCCGGCCTCTTGCCGTCTCGAACTCTACCCTCACGACATCACTCTCCAGCGCGCACCCGGACGGTCAACGGGACGTGGTACACCCGGGCGTCCGCGTCGTACTCATCCAGTTCGCCCTCGATGGTCACACCGTGGATCGGCGGTTCCGTCGAATAGTCGATCCAGCCGTCCAAAGCGCGCCGCACAGCCGCGGCCACCGCCCGCACCTCTGACCATGTCTTGGCCCAGCACGAGAGCTGCACCAGCGGCATCGCCGCCCCGAGGCTGCCCTGGTGCGACGTCAGGCGCCGATTGCTCACCCGCTGGTACGTGATAGCAGGTAGCGCCGCTTCCTCGCCTTCGTCTGGCCGGCCGCCGACAGGGAAAATCCTGGAGCCAACCAGGGCTTGCACCTCGGGCGAGGCCAGCAGGCGCTGGCGCACCAGCACTTCGACCTCAAGTGCCATGGCATCACCACCGTTCGCCAACGAAGCCCTCGGTGATTCGGTAATTAATCGGCGCCGGATGATCAGCAAACCACATCCTGCGCTGACCAGGTTTCACGTCCTGTAGTTCGAGCCAGCGAAGCGATCCAACCGGAATCTCCTGCTCCGCTGCCCTCTTTGCGTCGTCGACAGTGGCATAGATACCCAGCAACTGGTCCCCAATCCACAACAGGAACACTGTAGTTCCAGTCGCCATGGTTAGCTCCTCCCCTTAGCCTTTTGGGCCGCCTGCAGCACGGCCTCTCGGAACACGTNCCCGGCCTCCTGCACAGCCCGTGCGCCAACGGCGTCCAGCGCCGGCCGCAGCCAGGGGCGGGCAGGCATCTTGTAGGTGCCGGTTTCATGGAAGTTCAGGTAGAAGCCCCAGTCGGTGGCCCCAATGGCGAACGTCGCTCGGTCGGGCCACCGCTCCACGTTGATCCACTTGATGGTCTTGTAGGCGTGCCCCTGCCCCGGGTGGCTTGGTCCGCCAGGGTGCCGCGGTGCCCGCCGCCGGGCTTCTTCACCAATGCGCTTGGCCGCTACGCGGGCCGCGCGGGCGACGGTTGCCCGCTGCGTGTTGCGGCGCATGGCCTCAAAGGCCCGCAACACCGTCTTATGGCCCTGCATCTCGAAACGGATTTCCATGGGCCATCACTCCTGCGCCGCCGCGCACACCAGCTCCGTCATCTCGCCCCGGTCGTAGGTGCGGATGATGTCGTAGCGGCGCCCCTGGTACCGCAGCGCCCGCTCGCCCTGGTACTCGAACGAGCGGACCTCGAACATGACCTCGGGCATGAGCCCGGCCATGTGTGCCGCGTAGAACTCGCTCTGCCGCACCGACCGCCGGTTGGCGAACACCTGCCGGGCCGTCTCGACCTCCCGCATCTCGCCCGTGAGCGGATCCTGCTCAAGCGTCCGTGCCAGCAACTCGATAACGTCCCGGAACAGCACCGCTCACGCCTCCCGATACTCTTGCGACAGCGTCAGGTGCGCCTTGAGCATGTCATAGGCCCGCTCCAGGCGCTCGGCATCCGGATTGTCAAAGCCAAAGTGCGCCTTGCAGTACGTGACGATGGCCCTCTTGATGAGGGGGTCGGACTCGTCCAGCTTGGCCGGGTCCACGCCGGACAGGCGCAGGTCGGCTTTGGCGGCCTCGATCAGATCCCGCACCTCGCCGTCGTAAGCGGTGGTGCCGGGGCTGATGCGGAGAGCCAGCTTCACATCATCCAACAACGCCATCGCGCATCACCTGCAGGGCCTGTTCCTTGCCCCGCACCCGGCGCCCATCGGGCAGCTCATACCAGCCGCCACCGACATGCTTGGGTTCGCTCTCGGCGCAGGACACATGGGCCCCGGCAGGTTCGTCGCCCGCCGGGGCCTTGTCCGCTCGCTCAATGAGCCCATGCTGCTCCAGGTACGCCGCCCGGTCGGCGTCTTGGATAAGGCACGGCTTACCGCGCAGGTAAAGCTGCCCGGTCCACGGGCAGACGAAAGACCGCGTCGCCCGGTACATCATCGGGCATCACCTTACTCGCCGCCTGCGGCCTTCTTGACCCGCACGAAGCCGTTCCACTTGATAACGTTGCCACCGACGTACACGCTGCCGCGGTGCGCCACCTGGCCCGACCGGAACTTGTAATCAGTGGACCGCTGGATGTCGATGTCCGAGAAGATGGCCAGCCCATAGTTGGACAGGTGGCCGTAAGCCATGCAGTAGGTGCCGGGCGCGGTGCCGGCCGCCGACAGCACGCCGCAGGCGGAGTTGATAATGAACGGAATACCGTCGATCAACCCCGTATTGCCGTTGTAGCTGATCGTGTGGACACGGTTCCCGTTACCGTCGCGGAGCTTGGCAAACGCCTTGAGATCCTGCTTATTGAGGATCAAGGCCGCACCGGACTCCACATCTTCCTCGCCGCCGTAGCTGAAAATGATCTCGTCCAGCGTGCCGTCGTCGATGGTCGCCAACTGCAGGTCCGTCGCCGGGTCGATGGCGCCGGCCTTCGGGTCCGCGCTCGAATAGTTGGAGGCAAAGATGCCCGTGAGCCGGTTCGCAGTGCCGGGACCGACCAAAATCTGCCGGGCGATGCGCTTCCGCAGGGCGATGCGCACACCGTTGACAACCTCGGCGTCATAGTCGATGTCCGGCAGCTTGAGCACGCCCTCGTCCTCTTCGGTGTACACCGTCACCTTGGACTTGCCGATGCGCACGAACCCGAACTCAGTGTCGGACTCGTGGTAGTCAGCGTCGTCCGCAACCTCCTGGCCCTCGCCGTAGCCACGGACGTAGGACCGCTCGAATGCCTCGCCACCGATCCGCGGGAAGATGCGGACGAGGTCGATGAGAGACGAGACCTCGTTCCACGCCGGCATCAAGTCGGTGCCATAGCGAGTGGGCACCAGAACACCTTCGGTCGTCAGCTTCACGGCGTTCATGGCCTTCAGGGCGCGACCGCGCTCCGCCGACGCCTGGACACCCCAGCGGGTGATGACCCGCGCCTTGTCGGCCTGCATGGTGTCGACAACCTGCCCAGTACCTGGCACCAACGCCGGCTCGTCTGCGCCAACCGTGCGGGACTGGAGGACCTTCAGTTCTTCCTGCAGTGCGCGGGCGTTTGCCCGGGCCACGATGGCCGCCTCGTACTCCCGGTCAAGCGCCTCAATCTGCGCCTTCACCTCGTTGAACCGCTCGACACTGCCCTCGGCCGCGTAGGCTTCTGCTTCGGCGACCAGGGCCTTCCGCTTCTCGACATACTCCTTACGCGTCATCGTCCTTGACCTCCTTGAGTTTGATTAGCTCCAGTTGGAGCTGCAGGTCGGCCTCGCGGCCGCCGTTGTGCGCTTTCCAGACATCAAAAAGCCGACGCATCGCTGCGTCGGCCATGTTGAGAACCGCGAGCCGGCTGACCGCATATGCCGGCGCCGCCCGGGCGTTGGCTGACTCTGGCTCGGTGTCGTCGGCATAGAGGATGCCGTCGGCGAACCCGAGTTCCACCGCCTTGCGGGCGCTCATCCAGGTTTCCTCATCCATCAAGCGAGCCAGTTCATCCCTCGAGAGGCCCGTCTTAATCTCGTAGGCGTTGATGATGGCCTCCTTGATTTCATCGAGCACGCCCGCCATATGGCGCAGGAACTCGGCGTCGCCGGCCGCATGCACCCAGGGATTGTGGATCATCATCACGGCCGCCGGAGACATGAGCACCTCATCACCGGCCATGGCAATTATGGTTGCGGCCGACAAGGCCTTTCCGTCGATCTTTACGGTGACCTTGCCTTTGTGCTCCATCAAAGCGTTGTAGATGCCGGCTGCCGCCCACACGACCCCGCCCAGGCTGTCAATCCAAACGGTCAGGTTCTTACCCTTGTGCTTGGCCAACTCCTCGCGAAACGCATTGGGCGTTACGTGCGGAATCCCCAACCACTCGTACGCCCACGCGTCGTCCTCATCGACGATCTCACCCTCGATTCGCAATTCCGCTTCGGTGTCGGACCGATTGAGGAACTGCCAAAACCGCCGCTTGCCCTTCAAGTGCCATCACCTCCTTGGTCCGGCCCATCATTTACAACGTCCGTATCTAACCGTCGGATCGGCTTGTCGCCGCCTTCGATGGGCGGCAGGTTCAGAATCCGGCGCCACTCGTTTGGTGTGAGGGCGCCCCGGTCAACCATCTGCACCAGCCCGAGTTTCGTCTGCATGCTCGCAAACGTCAGGGCTGTAGCATCGAACACGATCCGGTTGCCGAAACCACGCTCCCGGCGGCTGAACAGCTTGCGGGTGAACTCCTCACTCATCTGCTGGGCCAGCGGCGCAATCTCGGCCTCATAGTAGGCCAACCACTGGTTTTCATCGTACTTCGCCTGCACGATGGCCTCATTGACCCGGAAGAACGAGTAGATGCGCTCGACCGCCCGCTGCTGGAGCGGCGAAGCTGGAACGTAGGGCTGGCCGCCGTCCCGCAAGGGCTCGATGTCGAACTTCGCATCTTGCGGCAGGATGCCCGTCTCGTTCTCCAAGCTCAGGTAGCGCTCCGAAAACTCCCGGACGTTCCTCTCAACGTCTTCGGGCTTGAGCTGCTTGTTGAACTTCATCCTCCAGCGAATGAACGCCGACCGGCGCACCGCCTGGACGACACTCTGGTCCGAAGCAGCCACGATTTCGAGCAACTGTTTCAGTGCTTCCGCTTTGTGAGCGCCGAAGATGTCGTTCTCGGCGTACTCATCCCGCAGGTGGATGACGTCCTTGTACGGCAGCTCCAACAGGTCGCCGTCCGTCAGTTGGAACCGCATCCACAAGCTTCCGTCCGGTCGCAGGATGGCCTCGGCCGTCGCCGCCGGGATGATATAGAGTTGCTGCGGCAGGCCGTCCTGGTCACGGACAATCTGAACGAATGCATTATTGTTCAGCTGGAGCAGCGTCGCCAGCCGCTCCCGGAACATCTGGCCACCACTATACGGATTAGGCTCCTCTAGTAGCATCCGCAGATACGGCTCTGGGTTGACCTGCAGCTGCCCCGCGGTTTCCCGGATATGCATAGCTGTCAATTTGCCGATGGCTTTGGCCTTTGGCCGGATAGCCGCACGGACGATGTCGCTCTTGTAGAGCGATCCGTCCCAAGTTCGAAACCAGCTTCCGTGGTCGGTGATGAGCAGGACCCGGCCCACCATCTCACCGCGTGGTCGATTGAAAATGCGCTTCAGCCAGCTCACATGCTCACCACCTCTGCACCTCTGCACCTCTGGTAATAAATGAACGCCACCCCCTCGGGGCGGCCTTTTTCAGGGTTGGTACATGGCAAAATCGTCTTTGACCTTCAGGTAGGCCACATAGGCATTCAGGAACGAGGTATAGCCGTCAATTCGGGCCCTGCTGGACCGCTTATCCGGCGTCACGTTATTGTTCGCATCCACCCGGGCCGCCGTGTTCGTAACGCACCACCTAAAAAGGCCGTTGTGCCGGCTGAACACGATCTTCCGATCCGCAAACAGCGCCCTGGTTTCTTTCATGGGCCCAGAAAGCGTCTTAGCCCCCTGCGCCACCTCAAACAGGACCCCGCGGCCGTCCTTGTCCTCCCGAGGAAAACCTCGGAGCTCCATTTCCTCGGCGAAGTCCGCGAAGTGCCATCGGTCGGCACCGATCTTCCAGAACACCACGCCGTACTCCGTAGCCAGCATTTCGAACCATGCGGCCACGTCCTTGCGGCTCACCAAGCTGCCCTCACAGATATGCAGCAGCTTGTGGTTCAATGGGTCGCTGGCGCCCGTCCGGGTGAAGCTCTCATAGGCCATCTGGTCCCGCTTTGAGTTTTGCTCCAGCCGGTTCCTGGCGATGAAGTAACGCTGGAACACATGGAGCTTGCCATTCAGCGGAACCAGCGCCGTCGCGCAGCACAAGTCCGTCGTCTCGGCCAAGTCCACGCCACCGACCGCGTACTTGTCCCGGAGCATATCCAGGCTCATGTCGGCGGCGCACTGGTCGATGACGTGAAGGTCGAAGAAGGCCACCGCCGTACTGGCCGCCCGGTTCAAGTGCTTCGCCAAGAAGCTCGGCAGCATCGACGGGTCGGCGACCGTCTTCTGGAACTCCTCACGCAGATACCGCAGAGTAGGCCGACCTTCGAGCAGGCCAGGGTTCGCCTTGATCCAGCACCGTTCATCGGTCGGGTCGTCATCCTTGTCGATACGAAAAATCATCGGGAAGAGCCGCTCGTCGGTCTCCCCGTTAAGACGCTTCTCGCACCGTTCCAGGACGCTGTCGAAGATGCCTTCCCGCACGAACCCGAAGGTACTGATGATGATGCCCAGTGGCTGCGACCTGGCGCCTGTCGCCGACGTGAACACGTCGTAGGTGTTCCGGTCGGTGATGGCATGTAACTCATCGATGACATAGCAATGCGGATTCAGCCCGTCCTGGTTCTGACTGTTCTTGCCTCCAGGCTTCATGAAGCTATTGGTCGCCGGGAACAGCAACATCTCGGCGTTGTCCCGGTCCCGCTTGGTTCGCCAGTATTTCCGCGGGTTGTCCGGCGGGGTCAGGTATGGGCTCGACTGCAACAGCGCCTTCGTGTTTTCGTAGACGATGGCCGCTTGGCTCTTGACCGTGGCGAGACACCATACCTGGGCGGCCGGCTCCCCGTCCAGCATGAGCATGTAGGCCGCCAAGGCGCTAATGAACGTCGACTTGCCCCACTTGCGCCCAACAAACAGCACCAGCTCCCGGAAATACCGGACGTCCATGTCCAGTTCCGGGTCGTGCCATTTGATACCCAGGACGCACGCCGCAATGTACTTCTGCTCGATGGACAGTTCCAACGGCTGGCCGGCCCAACGCCCTTCCTTGTGGCGCAACATCGAGCAGAACTCGATGAACGCCTCAACATCGGTCGGGTCATAGAAAATGTCGTCACGGGCCAATAGGTCTTCAACCAGCCGTTTGAGCTTCTTGATGTCCTCGCAGTGCCGTTCCGGGTGCGCTTCGACGTAGTCGTGCCAGTCTTGGATGTACTTGGGCAGCGACTTACTTGACTCGGCGGATCTTCGACTGGACGAGCGCCTCGAACGGATTCTGCTCGCCGTCGCCACCCTTGCTTGCTCCCTTTGCCGCACCCGGCGCCTCGGCCAACTCGGCGAGTTGTTTGCACGTAGCGAGGTACTGCCGCACCATCCGGTCGTAGTGCTGCGCCGCCGCGCGGATGCGTGTCACCGGCGGCGACGTCGGACTGGCCTGATATTCCTCAGTGGAGCCGTTGGCGTTGATGTCAGCCTCCAGATCCTCCAACTCCACGCGCAAGAACGCGGCCCGCTGGATGAGCCCTTCGACGAGTCGCAGCTTATCTTCAGGCATCTCGGCCAAGAGCCCCCTAAGTCTGGCCTCCTCAGCCTTGATGCGCTCCTTTCTCGCCATCTCTCTCTTTGTCGCCACAAAATCACCGCCGTTTCGACGCCCNAATTCGCCGCTAATGTCAAAGAAAGTCAGAGGGGGTCGCACGTGCGCGACCCGCGAGTAAAACGGAGGGTGCCCGCCGCCGGTCC